AGTATCAACAACTTAGGAGTTTATTATGGGATATAAATCAGCAGCCGATGGCGTAACCAAGTCTGGTCGCACAAAAGGCAGAAACTTAGGTGACTCCGGTCCAACCGTAGGCATTGAAGGCGGTAAAGGTTCAAAAGGTGCTCGCACTGTAACAAACGAGCAACTGCGTAAAATGGGCCGTAACTTAGCTCGTGCTAAAAATCAGGAGTAATCATGGCTACAAATAAATCAGTTAAACCAACCCCAGCGGGCGAATATCCATTGGGTCACGCTAGGGAGAATAAAGATGCTAGCGCTTACACCGGTTTTGTATACCCATCTGGTGGTGGCAATGATATTGGTGTCTATAAGCAGCCAATGCCTAACCCATATCCACAAGGCGAAGTTCATAGTCAAGGCAACAATTTAGACGACTTAAAAATTAGCTTAGGTAACAATACCAAAGGCTACAAGCAAGATAATCCGTATGGCGTTAAAGAAATGCGTGGTTATGGAGCCGCAACTAAAGGCCGTAAAATTAGTGGAAAACAAGGATAAAAATGGACCCAAAATTATCAATTAAGCTTGAAATTACATTAAATGAAGTAGAAGGTATTTTGGCTGGATTAGGCGAGTTGCCTACTAAATCTGGTGCTTTTGCTTTACTAATGAAAATTCGTGCACAAACTGAAGCCCAACTTCCTAAAGAAGAGCCACAAGCTGAAGAACCAAAAGCAGAATAATGAATTACGAAACGTTATATAACTCGATCCAAGCATACGCTGAAAACACCGAGCAGTTGTTTGTGGCAAATATTCCTGTATTTGTGCAGGAAGCTGAAGATCGTATATATAATTCCGTAAATCTTCCATCGTTGCGCAAAAACGTAACAGGTACAGTAACTGCCGGTAATCAATATATTTCTTTACCTAGTGATTGGCTTGCTAATTATTCTTTAGCGGTAATAGACAATACAGTAACTCCCAATAAGTATCAGTATCTTTTAAATAAAGACGTAAACTTTTTGCGGGAAGCGTTTCCAACCGTAGCCTATACAACTTCTACATATCAGGGAACTCCTGGCGGTTTACCAGCGTATTACGCTTTATTTGGTTCTCAGATATCTAATGTTAATGAAATGACTTTAATAGTTGCCCCAACGCCGGATCAAAACTATACGGTAGAGATGCACTATTTTTATTACCCACCAACTATTGTGCAGGGGCAGATAGTTACTTTAGGCACTATTACTCCTGGCTCGCTATATACCAATGGTGTATACCAAAACGTAGCTTTAACAGGAGGTTCTGGTGCTAATGCAACTGCCGATATCGTTATCTCTGGGGGTTCTGTTGTCTCCTGTAGTATTAAGTTTGGTGGCAATTTTTACGTTGTTGGTGATATTCTTTCTTGTTCTTCTTTGGGCTCTAGTGGCAGCGGTTTTTCAGTCCCAGTAAATTCTGTATCTAATGCATTAGGCACAAGCTGGCTAGGCGATAACTATGACCCAGTACTTTTCTACGGTTCTATGCGGGAAGCCATGCTTTTTATGAAAGGCGAACAAGACTTAATTGGTTACTATGAGAATAAGTATCAAGAAGCCCTTGCTCAGCTTAAACGCCTTGGTGATGGTCTTGATCGTGGTGATTTCTATAGAGATGGGCAAACTAAGCTTAATGTTAGTGGGATGGGCGTATAATGTCTATTGTTCAAGGCGCCACCACAACTTTTATGCAAAATTTGCTTAATGGTAATGAAAACTTTACCACTGGCACATACTATATTGCGCTATATAACGCCAATGCTAACCTAGATAACACAACTACGGCCTACACAACAGTCAACGAAATAACAGGTACGGGATATACTGCTGGGGGTAAAGGTTTAACTATTACAGTTACGCCGACCGTAGACAATCAGTACAATACAGCTTATATTTCATTTGCAAATGCCGTTTGGAACCCAGCTAGCTTTACCGCTAGAGGGGCTTTAGTATACAATTATGTAACAAAAGCGGCATGTTTTGTGTTAAATTTTGGATCAGATAAGACATGTAGTAATAGTTTTACCGTGCAGTTCCCGGCAGCGACTAGTACGTCTGCTATTTTATCAATTAGCAGCTATACGAGTGCTAACATCATTAGTTCTGGAGATTAATTATGCAAAAAGAATTTGCAAGTTGTGGCGACAAGGCAGAAATTACTCTGCAAGCATCTGCCATTAATAACGAAACCGTAGGCGTTGAAGGCTTTTACCATGTAGAGTGCCGTGATGCAGATGGAAATTTAAAGTGGACTGAAGATTTTCCTAACCAAGTAGTTCAAGTTGGTAAAATTTTTATGTTGTCACAAACCCTATTGACTTCTCCAGTTGCTCTGGTTGGTCCTTATCTTGGTTTGGTATCTGGTTCTGGAAATACATTTTCCCCAACAGATACAATGAGCTCTCACGCTGGTTGGTCTGAATTTACTAATTACACCGTTGGTGGTTCGGCTGTCCGTGGCACTGCAACCTTTACTACTCCTACCGGTAATAGTAATACTACCCCCGGTTCTAACGTTGTAACAGCAGCTGCAGGCGCTATTACTTATACTATTACCGGCGCAGGTGGTACTGTTGGTGGCTGTTTCCTAGTTACTGGCACAGGTGCTTCTTCTACTCTTAGTAACACTAGTGGAACCTTATATAGTGCAGGTGCATTTGGTACAGCTAAAGTTACAACATCTGGCGACACTGTAAGCGTTACATACTCAACAACTGCTACAAGTTAAGGAGTCCTAAATGGCTCTGGCGTTATATGATCGTGTCCAAGAGACAACGACAACGTCTGGTACAGGCTCGCTTACTCTTTTAGGAGCTGTATCAGGCTTTCAATCTTTTGCTGCTGTCGGTAATGGAAATACTTGCTATTACACCATTACTGATACTGGCGTTTCCCCAATTGCTTGGGAAGTTGGGATTGGCACATATTCAACTTCTGGGCCTACACTTGCTCGCACTACAGTTTTATCTAACTCTAATGGAAATACGTCCCCAATTACGCTGTCTTCTAGCGCTACTACAAAAGCAGTATTTCTTACCTATCCATCTGAAAAGTCTGTCAACTTAGATGCTTCTGGAAACGTTAGCGCATTAGGCACCATTTCTTCTGGTACATGGCAAGGTACTACTGTTGCGGTAGGTTATGGTGGCACAGGCGTTACTGCATCTTCTGGCGCTAACTCTGTAGTTTTAAGAGACGCAAATCAAAACGTAACCGCTAATAACTTTCTTGCTGGGTATAACGTTATTACTGCAGCTGCTGGCACAACTGTCCTAACCACATCATCTGCTTATTACCAGCGTATTAGTGGTTCTACAACTCAAACTATTCAACTGCCAGATGCCACAACAATGGTTAATGGACAGGGATTTACATTTGACAATGACGCTAGCGGCGCAGTATCTATTGTGGATAGTGCCTCCGGTGCTATTGATACAGTCCCTGCTGGTGGATATTCTTATATTTTTGTTGAAAATAATTCAACTTCTGCAGGTTCTTGGGGTAAATACGCACTTATCCCTGCATCATACGACTTTAGTACTACAACGGCAAACTTTGGTACTGCAACAATTACTAATGCTACATGGAATGGCGGAACGATTGGTACTGGATATGGCGGTACTGGCTTAACTACATTTACTGCAGCTAACTATGCTCTTTATTCTACATCGTCGTCAGCGTTAACTGCAGGTACACTACCTGTTGCTGCTGGTGGTACAGGTGCTACAACACTCACTTTAAACGGTGTTCTTTACGGTACTGGTACAACTGCGGTTGGAGCAACTTCTGCAGGTACAACTGGTCAAGTTTTAATTGCTACAACTGGTAGCGCTCCTTCTTGGGGTTCTATTCCAACAACAGCCGCAGTAACTTCATTTAGCGCTGGTACCACAGGACTTACGCCTTCTTCCGCTACAACTGGCGCAATTACTTTAGCTGGTACTTTAGCTACAGGAAATGGTGGTACTGGTTTAACTACGTTTACTGCCGCTAACAATGCGATATATTCAACATCTTCTAGTGCTTTAACTGCCGGTACTTTGCCTATTGCTGCTGGTGGTACAAACTCTACCGCTACTCCTACGTCTGGCGGTGTTGGGTATGGAACAGGTACAGCGCATGCTTACACAGCCGCTGGTACTTCTGGACAAGCATTAATTTCTGCTGGTGCAAGCGCCCCAGCTTTTGGTGCCTTAGCTATTGGTACAGCAAATACAAACGTATCAGGTGCATTAACACCAACTAATGGCGGTACAGGAGCTTCTACATTAACCGGATATGTTTATGGTAACGGCACGTCAACTATGACTGCCTCTACTACAATTCCAACCACAGCTTTAACTGGTAATTTTGTAAGTACTTTTTCAGGTGGTACAACGGGCCTAACACCTTCCACTGCAACAGCTGGAGCAATTACTTTAGCGGGTACTTTAGCAATAGCTAATGGTGGTACGGGTTCAACTACAGCAGCAACCGTTGCTGGTACTGGTATTTCTGTTTCTGGTACTTTTCCAAACCAAACCGTAACTAATGCTGGCGTAACTTCTGCAGTTGCTGGTACAGGTATTTCTGTTTCTGGCGCTACCGGTGCAGTTACTATTACAAACTCTGGTGTAACTTCGATTGTTGCTGGTACTGGTATTTCTGTATCTGGTGCTACTGGTGCGGTTACTGTTTCTTCTACGGCTACTGGCGCAACGATTACTGGCACTACCACTAATGCTACCTATTACATTGTTGGAACAACATCAACTTCTGGTACTTTATCTACTGCATCAATTTCAAATACCAACGGTGTTTCTTACAATGCTTCAACAGGTGCGTTAACTGCAGTATCAGTAGTATCGTCTTCTGATGAGCGACTAAAAACAAACTGGGTTAATTTAAGTACAGATTTTGTATCTAACTTGGCTGATGTTAAACACGGTACTTTTGAACGTATTAGTAGTGGCAATCGTGAAGTCGGTGTAACTGCTCAGTCATTAAAAGAAGTACTACCAGAAGCTGTAGTTGAAGACGCAGAAGGGTATATGTCTGTTAACTACGGAGCTGCAGCACTAGTTGCCGCTATCGAGCTAGCTAAGGAAGTACGTCAATTACGAAAAGAAATTGCTGAACTAAAGGGTGTTAGATAATGACAACTACAACCAATGGCACAGGTATAACCTTTAACGACGGCACTAGTACCACTACTAACTTGGTACCTTCTGGTACGGCTATGGTGTTTTTTCAGGCATCGGCTCCTACTGGTTGGACAAAGTCTACAACCAATAACGATTGCGCCATAAGAATTGTTACTGGATCTACCGGCGGTACTGCGAGTGGCACAACAGCTTTTAGTAGCGTATTTGCTAACCAAACACCAAGTATTAACGTTTCTGGTTTAAGTGTTGGAGCGACCACTATTAGTACATACTCTTTCCCTAGCCATACACACTATCCAATTCCAGGTAACGGCGGTGGTGGCTTTGGTGGAGATCAAGCTGCATTCGTTACTAACTCGCAAGGTCAGCAATATTATTATGGTCCTAACGTAAGTTATACGGGCTGTAGTGGTGCCCATAGTCATAGCATTGCCGGTTCTGCCTCATCTTCAGCAATTACCCTTAACGTAAAGTATCTAGATCATATTGTTGCTACTAAGAACTAAAAATGACAACTACAACTAACGGTACTGGTATAACCTTTAACGACGGCACAAGTACTACAACTAACATATTCCCTTCTGGCACTGTTGCACTATTTACACAGGCCTCAGCGCCTACTGGTTGGACAAAAGCTACGACTTACGATAACTATTTTTTACGGATTGTAAGTGGATCTACTGGTGGTTCAGCATCGGGTACAACGGCTTTTAGTAGCGTATTTGCTAATCAAACACCAAGTATTAGTAGTAGTTTAAGTGCTGGAGCAACTACCCTTAGCACATACTCATTTCCTAGCCATACACATTACCCAATTCCAGGTAATGGAGGCGGCTGTTTTGGTGGAGATCAAGCTGCGTTTGTTACCAACTCACAAGGAGCGCAATATTATTATGGTCCTCCTTTTAGCTACACTGGCTGTAGCGGGGCCCATAGCCACAGCGTTGGTGGGTCAATTTCGTCCTCGGCAATTACCCTTAATGTAAAATATGTAGATCATATACTTGCAACCAAAAACTAAGGAAATATTAAATTGAGAAAAGAAAATAAACAAAACTGCCCATTAAATAATTTTGAGCCTTGTAAACTATGGGAATGTTCTTGGTTTATTGAAATTCAAGGAAAAAACCCTCAAACTGGTGTAGATATAAATGAGTGGGGTTGTTCAGTAGCCTGGTTGCCAGTAATGTTAATTGAAAATAGTCAGATGCAAAGACAGACTGGAGCCGCTGTTGAAAGTTTTAGAAACGAAATGGTGCGGGCTAATGAAACATCACAAAGAGTTTTATTGCAAACTGCAAAAGTAATTAAAGGTGAAAATACAGATATTAAGCTTATTGGAGATCAATAATGAATTTAACAATTGTTGTCGAAGACAAACTTGTACTAGTTGATGGAGTTCCTCAAGGAGATTTAGATTTTTCTAAATGTAATATTCCGCCTGATGTACATGCGTTGCAGTGGAAAGCTAATGTGGGATGGATTGAGTTTTTAGCAGACCATTTTCAGGCAGAGCCACAACCACACCCGCCAAATCAACCTATTACTGAACTTCCAGATTGGGCAAATAATTGTGTAGCAGTCCATGCCCAAAAAGTAGCGGAACAAGCCGCTATTGTGGCTAATGCTAGAGCTCCATTATCTCAACCTTTGTCAGTTGGAACTCAGAGTTTAAGTGCTGCAGCTGCATCTACTACAAACAAATCGGGAACATAAAATGGGTGTAGTTAAAATAGCCCCAGCGCATATTCTTACTTATGACGGCGCTACGCTAAATATTTTTCACGCTAATAAAGGTGAAGGACTGCCTAAACACAACCATTTATATTCTCATGCAACTATATGCATGTCTGGTTCATGCAAAGTAAGGGTTGAAGGTTTAGAAGTTGTAATGACTAAAGAAACACAGCCCATTAATTTAGCGCCTATAGAATGGCATGAAATTGAAGCTTTGGAAGATAACACCGTGTTTTGTAATATGTTTGGTGCAGGTAAGGTAACGTAATTATGTTTGGGATATCTGCTTTTGCTCAATCTCCTTTTGCTACTTTAGCAGGTAGTGGATATCTTTTTAGTGTTAATGAAAACCTAAACTCGAATGATTCAAGCACGCAGGCTTCTGCATTTTTAAATAGCATAACGGAGCCGTTTACAGTAACGGACAATAATTCGCAAGCGGCCATTCTTATTGAAATTATTTCAGAAGATTTTAGTCCGGCCGATTCTAATACACAACAAAGTGCTTTTTTACAGACTTTTGCTGAAAACTTAAATCTTGCAGATTCAGAATCTATAGCCGCCCAATTTGCCGTATCTGATACGGAAAACTTAAGTATTACTGATTCTAATAGCACTTATTTTGCTTTAACAGAAAGTAGAATAGAACCAGTTACGTCCGTGCAAGACTCTAATACTTCCCAATTTGCCTTTGTGCAAACACAAACAGAAGCATTTAATCTAGCTGATATAGAAACGATCGCTGCACAATTTAAATCCAGCATTACTGAAAATACTACGTTTGCTGATTTTAATACTCAAGTATTTGCTTTTATACAAAGCATTACCGAAAATGCTACATTAGCAGATGTAGAAACGGTTACTGCAATAATTTTTTATACGATTGTAGAAAACTTTAGTTCTGCTTCAGTTCAATCTATAGCCGCTCAATTTGCCCAGTCTGTTACAGAACGAGTTACCTCTGGAGATTCTAATTCTACACAGGTAGCATTTTTAGAGTCTATTACTGAAAATTTTAATTTATTGGATAAATTAATTACTACAGGTTGGATAACAGTTAATAATTCCCAAGCAATGAATTGGACTCAAATTAACGATTATCAAGCGTAAATTATGAACGACTATAAAATTGTAGATAATTTTTTATCGCCTGAAAAATTTGGCCAATTAAAAAACATTTTAGAAAGTGAAACTTTTGCTTGGTATTTAATTAAAAATGTTGGCGGCCCCTACGATACAAGCGACATTTATTTTATCCACACTTTTTTTAATGGCTATGCCCCACAGTCTAATTTATTTAATACAGTGCTTGGAATTTTTAGGGACAAATTAGAACCTAAATCCATAATTAGACTACGGGCCAATCTTTACCCACAAAAAGAAACTTTAATTGAACATGAAAAACACACAGATTTTGGGTTTTCCCATAAAAGCATGGTTTTTTATGTAAATACTAATGATGGGTTTACAAGGCTAGCCGATGGTACTAAAGTAATGTCTGTAGAAAACAGGGCGCTTTTATTTGATGCGGGGTCGTTGCACAACAGTACTAACTGTACGGACCAAAAATCCCGAATGGTACTAACAATTAATTATTTTTAATAGGTGAATTATGGCATCGCAATATACAACAAGTTTAAAAATCCAAGAAATTAATCCTGGAGAACAATCTGGTATTTGGGGTAATACTACCAATACTAACTGGACATTAATTGAGCAAGCTGTTGCTGGTGTACAGACTATTACGATGCTAAACGCCAACTATACTTTATCAAATCTTAATGGCGTACTTGATGAAGCTCGTAATATGGTGCTTAATGTTATTGGCACTAATTCAGCTATTTACCAAGTTGTTGCACCACTAGTACCTAAATTTTACGTAATTTCGAATAATACTACTGGTGGATATGCAATTACAATTGGTGCTGCTACGGGTTCTGTTATTACTATCCCTAATGGAACTACGGCGCAAGTTTATTGCGATGGGTCAACAGGTTTCTTTTCTGCTCAAACAGGGTCGGCCGGTAACTTTGCTGTAAATGGAAATCTTACTATAAGCGGCACCACGACTATGACTGGTGCGCTATCTGGTAGTACAGCCACATTTAGCGGCGCTATTTCTTCTGTATCTCCAAGTTTTACCGGTACCCCAACTGCCCCAACTGCGTCAGCTGGAACAAATACAACTCAGATTGCAACTACAGCTTTTGTTACACAAAATGCGGTTTTAACAGGCGCATTATTAATGTGGCCTACCGCTTCAGCCCCTACAGGCTATTTGTTATGTAATGGTTCAGCAGTATCTAGAACAACTTACTCTGCTTTGTACGCAGTAATTGGTACAACGTTTGGTTCTGGTGACGGTTCAAGTACGTTTAACTTACCAAATTATGTAGACAGAATGCCTATTGGTGTTGGCACAATTGCTACAGGTGTTGGTAGTTTTGGTGGTTCCGCAACAACTACATTATCTATTTCTAACTTACCTGCCCACAACCACGGAGTTAATGATCCGGGTCACTACCATACACCAAACTTGGCTAATGGTGGCGGTGGTTTTGGTAATGACTCAGCAAACTGGGTAAGTAATTCTCAGGGTAATACATCGTACAACGGCCCAGCACTTAATGCTGCCTATACAGGAATTACAACTCAAAACACAGGTTCTGGAGCTTCTATACAAACTATTTCTCCATATCTCGGCATTAATTTCATTATTAAAACTTAATGAAAGACATACTTAAGCAGCTTCTAACTGGAAAAGATAACCAAACATATGATTTGGGTAGAGTTACTTGGCTGCTTGGTTTTGTTGCTGTTATTGGTTTGGCTGGATATGAAGTAATGCATGGATCAGTTAATCTTAAAGAACTAGCTGAAGCCCTTGGGATTGTGTCTGGCGCTAGTGGTGCCAGCGTTATGATGAAAAAAGATACGGAGCCGCAGTAATGTGGATGCTACTAAGTGGGTACATTAATTACATCAAAATTGGACTGGCTGTGGGTCTTTGCGCTGCTTGTTTCTTTGGCGGTTTTCATATTGGTAATAGTAGATACTTGGAATACAAGGCAAACGTTGAATCAATCGCTAAAGCCCAAGAAGTCCATAACCAAGAAATCGAACAGCAACACCAACTAGTTAATAAAGGAATTCAAAATGAATACGAAGGTAAGCTTGCTGCTTTGCGCAATTTTTATGGCAGGATGCAGCTCAACCCCAGTAGCGGTTCAATGTCCGGCATTTCCCCAACCCCCAAAGGAACTGATGCAGAAACCGCCTACCCAATACTTGTTGGACAATGCGCTGAA